TGGTTACAAACACCTGCTAAGAATGCTGTGGCTGCGGCTGACACAGGTAGAAAAACTGATCCTACTACTGGAACAAAATCAGTGGGCAGCATTAACAATGTTCAAAATTCTGCACAGGCAGCAACAGTTAACTCGTTGGGATTATTGGCCGGCGCATCCGTATACAATATTAATAATGTTCAAGATCGTGCCCCATCGGCAGTAAATATTGAAGCATCATCAACTCCTAATTCAATTACATCAATCAACAATGCAGAATTAGTGCCAGCAACCCCTCCTAGTATTAACGGTGCAGAGTCGACTACAGAATTTCAACCGCCACCTACTCTACGAGGAAATCCCACCGCTGGATTTGATGGCCTAGATTTATCACCAACTCCTCCACAGGGTATAGTTAACGACGATCAGGGATCCTAAATTAGCGGGTAATAAGGAACAATAAACAATGACAACTAATACAAATCAAGCAGCTGGAAGAACAAAGAATTTCAAGTTTGATCGCGGCGGCACTCCAGCCGAGATGGGACCATTTATTGGCCGAATTGTCAATAATATTGATGCTACCCGAACTGGGCGTGTGCAGGTTTTCATTGAACAGTTTGCTACAGGTCAACCCAGTACCAATTCTGAAACATGGCGGTGGGTGCGCTATCTGTCTCCATTTTATGGTACTACAGAAAAAAACAGTACCAGTGCAGGCGTAGGTTCATATCCGGGAAATCAACAAAGCTATGGCATGTGGTTCACTCCTCCAGATATGGGAACATTAGTCATGTGTTTCTTTGTTGAGGGCGATCCTGATCAGGGCTATTACGTTGGCAGTGTGATTGACAACAGCTTGAATCATATGTTGCCCGCTATTGGCGCTGCCAACAAATCTCAGTATGTGACACAAAACAAAACTCAAGAAGCATATTTTGCCAATGCTCCACAACTTCCAGTTACGGAAATCAACACAACCAACGAACAGATAGATAAAAATCCAAGATTCTTTGATCAACCCAAACCAGTACACAGTTATCAAGCAGCTATATTTTTTCAACAAGGACTGGATAGAGATCCTGAACGTGGTCCTATCATTTCTAATGCACAGCGAGAAAGCCCAAGCACAGTGTATGGAATATCCACACCTGGACAACCAATCTATCAAGGTGGCCTGGATCCTACTACCATACGTAAACAACTCAGCGCAGGCACAGTCAAACCTCAAGATGTCACAGTGATTGGACGCAAAGGCGGGCATACTTTAGTAATGGATGACGGTGATTTAGAAAACAACAATGCCTTGTTTAGATTACGAACATCCAAAGGCCATCAAATCATGATGAATGATTCAGAAAACTTTTTTCAAATTATTCATGCCAATGGGCAGTCATGGATAGAGTTTGGCCAAGAAGGCACAGTTGATGTATTTTCAACCAACTCGGTGAATGTTCGTACTCAAGGTACCATTAACTTACATGCTGACAAAGATATCAACATGTATGCCGGCGGTAATCTCAGCATGAAATCAAACCAGGCCACTAACATAGGTGCAGTAGGCACAATGAACATAGCCAGTCAAGGCGAAATGGTATTATATGGCCAATCAACAGTGGGGATAAAAGCCGACGGATCATTAGCATTGCAAAGCAAGACAACCGGGTCGTTTGATGGTGGTGCCTCACTGCGATTCAAAGCAGCAAGAATTGATCTCAATGGATTGCCGGCAACTCCAGTTAAAACTCCTAAACTGTACCCAAAAACCACATTGGATGATACTGAATTTAATAATTCAACTGGGTGGAAAGTAAAACCTAAATCTTTGGAAAGCATTGTTACTCGTGCTCCTACTCATGAGCCATATCCATATCACAACAAAGGTGTGGCAGTTAATGTAAATCTTGGAGGTGGCGGAGCGCCCACTCCACCGCCGGCAGCAGAACCAGTTCCTACAAACTGGAGTATTATAAGAAAATCATGAGCAATTTTACATTCACAGGCCCCGATGGTGCAACCTACGAAGTACAAGGCCCGGCTAATGCTACGTTTGCTCAAGCCCAGGCAGTGTTCTCTCAACAAACATCCACAGGAGGATTGACTGGATTACCGGTGGGCGGACTAGTTAATGCAGTTACACAATCAGCTGGCGGGTTAAGTTCAGCATTGGCACAGTTGGGCCCCCAAGCCATTGGTCTAACAAAACAAATAGGCAATTATATCAATTTGCCAAATTTGACAGGATTGCCGGTACCGAACGCTATCACAGTTAGCAATTTTGTTGATACAAGAACCACAGCACAATCTATTGGAACCATTGGATCTATACAGATACAAGGATTAGTAGCACAAACTGCTGCATCAGTGAATCAAGCCACAGATGTAATTACCAATACTAAAGGACTAGGGCAATTTGGGTTAAGTGCTGATCAACTACAACTTTCAGGTTTGATCAAACCAGGCCTGGCCGAACAGATTAATTTGGATCCATCAAAATTGACCAGCATACTATCAAGCCCCACAAGCTGGACTGGCAAACTGGGAGCAACAGACATCACTTCTGTACTTGGCAGTGGTAGTTTGCAAACAGCAGTGCAACAAGGATTGATGAGCACAAACTTTGATCAGCTTAAACAACTAGGCACAATTACAGGATTAGAATCAGCAACACAATTAGGCCCATTGGTAAATGTAGCTACAAAATTTAGTGCAGGTACTGCCACTGAATGGCTATCAAGTGCCACTGGAGCATCGGGTATTACCAGTGCAATAACCAGCGGCCTAGGCGGCAATATCAGTGGGTTAATCTCAGGCACAGGTGTAGGTAGTTTATTGTCTGGTAGTGCAGGTAGTTTGTTATCAGGTGGTGCAGGTAGTTTATTGTCTGGTGGATTATCTTCAGTACCAGGATTGTCGTCAGTAATAAATGGCTTTGCACAATCTGCACAATTTGCCCAGGTATTTTCCTTTGCCAGTTCTTTTTTGGGTGGTGGCGGCAACCCACTAGAAGCAGGTACTGTAATACCCACTGCTGCTGCAAACACAGTGAATAGACAAACCGTAAATCAAGCGGTATTAGCAATAATTGGCAATAGCAAAATACCTGTACCAGACTTTGCACCCGCAGCGTAAATCTGCACTGGAATCCAATGGATAAATATCAACATGCCTACATTCATTGGATTCAACACACAAAATCAATACAAGAAGTTTACTCTAGTAGACCAAGAGTTAATCAAACGTGATCTCTTAAACGCTTTTAACATCCTGCAAGGACAACTGCCCGGGAGACCTGCATACGGTACTATACTTTGGGATTTTTTGTTTGAGAGCCAGGATCAAACTACTATGGCTGCTATCTTGCGAGAAGTGCAGCGTGTGGCAGGCGGTGACCCTAGAGTAGCAGTCACAGATGTAAATCTATTTGCACAAGAAAATGGTGTGTTGATTGAACTTGAAGTACAGTTTGTTCCTAATACTGATGCTCAGTTGCTGAGCGTGTTCTTTGATCAACAACAACGTAGAGCATCGTTTGTATAAACGTAGCCGTTTATATATTTGGTAAATAACAAATAACAACGGACGATCATGGCAACCACTACTAGACAAACAGTTATATTCGGGGTAGAAGATTGGAAACGCATCTACGAAACCTACAGAGAAGCGGATTTCCAAAGCTACGACTTTGAAACCTTGCGCAAAAGTTTTGTAGACTATCTGCGTCAGTATTACCCTGAGACTTTTAATGATTACATTGAAAGTTCTGAATTCATTGCATTATTAGATGTAATAGCATTCATGGGTCAGGCCATGAGTTTTCGTAATGATCTTAACACCAGAGAAAACTATATAGACACTGCTGAACGTAGAGACAGTGTGGTTCGACTGGCCAATTTAATAAGTTATACACCCAAAAGAAATACTGCTGCCAGTGGATATCTTAAAGTATTTTCTGTTCAAACCACAGAAAATATTACAGATTTCAATGGTATAAATCTAGCCAATGTCACAATCAACTGGAACGATCCTACCAATTTTAACTGGTTAGAGCAGTTCACAGCCATTGTTAATGCAGCATTGGTAGATACACAAAGAGTTGGGCGCCCAGGTAACCGTGAGACTATTGTGGGTGTAGATACATCAGAATATTCAATCAATTTGGTTCCTGGATTCTTGCCAGTGTTACCTTATACCGCTACCGTGGATGGGGTCAACATGCCATTTGAAGCAGTGAATGCCACATCAGTAGGAACACCAGCAACTTCACCATTTATCTTTGAGCCGGCACCACAACCCAGCGGCATTTTTAACATGTTGTTCCGCAGCGACTCACTGGGGTATGCAGCAGCCAATACAGGATACTTTTTTTACTTCAAGCAAGGTGTATTGCAGAATCAAGATTTTAACTTGGCTGAACGCATTCCTAATCGCACAGTTAATATCAATATTGATGGTGTAAACAACGAAGATCGGTGGTTGTTTCAATTGGACAACACTGGTACCGTGACTAAACAATGGCAGTATGTACAGTCAGTATATGCTGCGGCAGCAGAACAACTGGCACCAGACCAACGTAGTTTATTTTCAGTAACATCCAGAGCCAATGATCAGATCACACTAACCTTTGGTGACGGAGTATTTTCAGCTGTACCCACTGGGCTGTTCCGTGCGTATGTTCGTGCATCAAACGGATTACAATACATTATCAATCCAGATGAAATGCAAAGTGTGGTATTACCCATTAGCTATATCAGTAGATCTGGACAGTTGGAAACTATCACATTTACCTGTGGTATCACAACTCCAGTGAGCAATGCTCAAGCTAGAGAAACACTAGATGAAATCAAACAACGTGCGCCTGCTAGATACTACACACAGAATCGTATGGTCAACGGTGAAGATTATACTAACTTTCCGTTTACCGAATACAATTCAATCATCAAGAGCTATGCGTTAAATCGTGCCAGTATTGGCACAAGTCGATATCTTGACCTAGTGGACAACACAGGCAAGTATAGTTCTACAAATATTTTTGCGTCTGACGGTGCCATATGGGAAGACAATCAGCTGCCTACATTTTTGTTCACATGGCTAACCAATAATGAAATTGCCAATGTGATTGTTAATCAAGTACAGCCTTTAATATCAACTGATGCATTTGTGCAGTTTTACTATGCCAACTTCCTTAGACCAAATCTATCAGTGTTGAATTTATCGTGGAATCAAAGCACAACTTTGGCCAATGAAACCACAGGATACTTTAAGAACGCTGCTGGCAATCCTGCACCTATTAGTGCATATACCAGTTCCAATTCAAAGTTTATCACTGTAGGAAGTTTAATTAAATTTACAGCACCAGCAGGCTATTTCTTTAATGCTAACAATCGTCTTAAATTGGGTATACCCACACTGGCGGATGAACGACTGTATTTCTGGGCTAGCCCGTTGAGTATCTATTTAGATGGCACTAATCAAGGACAAGGAAACTTTGTGGACGGAACTGGGCCCGTGGCATTGAATGTGTTTGTACCAACTGGCGCAATTCCAACAGAAGTAATTCCATTGCTTATCACTAATTTGCCTAGCAGTCTGATCACAGAAATCACACAACAAATATTACTGTATAGAAATTTTGGCCTGGGCTATGACAACACCGGTTCAATCACTGGCACTCCTTACACTTGGTACCTAATCAATTCCAACAACATAGATATTGATGCCACATTCAGTTTGGCAAATGCAGGCAGCACATCTGGCACAAATCAAGATGCCAGCTGGATGATACAAGCAGTGACCAACGGAACAAAATACACAGTAACCAGTCGTGCATTGGTGTACAATTGGGGATCAGTGTTGCAAACAAGATTCTTCTTTGAAAGCGGCAATCGAATTTATGATCCCCGCCTGGGCAATGTAGTCAGCGACTTCATCAATGTACTCAAAGTCAATAGCTTGCCTGATTCAAATAGTCCTCAACCGGGAGATATCTATCT